CTCGGCTAACTCTGCACCTGTCTCGGCGGTTTCAGCAGCAGCCTGTGCAGCTTGTGCGTCTATCTTTGCTTGGTTGGCATCAGCAGCATCAGCGGCCACGCCAGACTCCGAACCAGCAGCAGCAGAGGCGCTATTAGCAGCCGCCGTTGCACTAGCTTCGGCTTCGTTTGCTTTCTCGGTAGCTGTCTGTGCGTACTGGGCAATCTGTGAAGCATAGGCGTCCGTAGACGAATCACCTGAACCTCCATCACCCCTATAAATCGGCATAAGCTACTCCTGAAGCAAACAAGAAAAGGAAAAGCCCCCGAAGGGGCTAAGGGGTCTTACGCGTCTGAGACAGCCAAGATCAGGCCAGCTTCAGGGCGGTAAGTTTCAATGCCGTACAGAGTATCAGCAGTGTACAGAGTAGACAAGTACTCCTGCTTGTACTGAGTCTGCGAACGTACACTCATTTGCTCTGCGTGAACAATGGCGTCTTTGTGGAAGAATATACATCCACGAACATTAGTAGTCAGCGTAGGAGCGTTAGATGATACGTAAATGTCAACACCGTAGAGGTTACCGATGAGGCCAGATTCAACACCACGGCCACCTACGAAGTCACTAGATACGTAACGCTCAATCCCCATGATGTCCTTACGGGCAGCAGGAGGGATCACAAGACAACGGTTATCCATAGGCACATCAGCATCATCTAAGATTTTAATGGCTGTACGGAAGCCTTCGTCGTTGAACGCACCAGCAGGGCCAGTACCAAACAGTGCTAGACCAGCGTCATCTACGAACTCGTAGCTGTTAGAGTTAACCCAAGCAGAAGCAGACGATGGGTTGACTACTCGGGTTCCATCTCCGAAACCTGTAGCACAGTTCATTAGGTCAGTGTCAACTTGGACAGCTAGTTGGTAACCAGCGTCTTCAGTGTAGAACTGACGTAGGCTGGTAAGAGCCTGAACTTCTACAATATCTTCGATGAATCGTGAGTACTCAAAGTGACGATCAACTGCGATTGTCAGCTCACCTTCTACGTTTGCTTGGATGTTAACCGCAGTATCTTGCACCTTAGCGGAAACAGCACCACGGATGGGCTTAGGTACGTGGATTAAGTCGCCCTTCTTACCTGTCATTGACATCTTCTTAACGAGAGGTGACATCTTCAGGTTCTTCTGGTATGCTGCGATTACTTCGTCGCTCCAGATTTCAGGGATGAATGTTGCTGCGGCTGTCTTATTGACAATGGAGCCACCGCCTACTGTACCGGGATAAGTTTGAGTCGCCATAATAAATCTCCTTTAGATTAGGCTACTTGACCCTCCCGTCTGCATAAGCTTGAAAGATTTCCTCTGACAAAGCTGCGTAACGGTCGGGATCAGTCTTCATAAGTTTAATAATATCAGCACGACGATATATCTTCTTACGTGAACTTTGGCCTGTTCCTCGGGCGTTACCTGTACTCGCAGACTTAACCTGTTGCTTACGTGCTTGCTTCTCAACTGCTACTGTCTGTTGTGCTACAGAAGCTCTCTCTTTCCAGAGAGACAAGAGTTCATCAGCGGCGTCGTAATCATAAGCCTGATCTGCTTGTACAAACAATCGAGTCCTAATCTTAGATCCTTTAATCCACTCAGCAAAGTTGACATCTTTAAGAATAGTCTCCATCTCTGGATGCTTCTTAGAGAGTTCAGCCAAGGCGGTCTCTTTACGATACCTCTGAGTAACTTGATTAGCTTCTTGGATCTTAGGGTGGTTATCAATTGCCCTATTAACTGCGGCCTGTGGATCAACAAAGAAGTCAGTATCATCTTCTTCTTGCTGTTGTACAGGTGCTTGTTGTTTGAGTTGTGTCTGGATGTGGTCGTCAACAACCTTACGTAACTCACCAACTTCAGAGCTTTGTTTACCTAGGAGCTTCTCAGCCTCTTGGTGCATCTGAACAACCTCTTGCAAGGACTTGTTCTGATACTTCTCTGGTACACTAGGTTCCTCTTGAGCTACCTCCTCTGGAGACTCTACAGTATCCTC